TAACACTACACTAGCTGAAATTTCATCGACTGTAAATGACTTAGATGATTGGCCGTTCTTAGGTATTATTCCTGATAGCGAAAATAAAATTTATATTACTCACAAACCTGAATATACTAGTGTAGGATTAGACTTCCGTTTACACGAAGATTACAATCAACCAACGCTTAGTGCGCTTTCCTTAACTGCTACTGACTATACTAGAGACGACACAGTTAAAGCTAAATTAGAAAAATGGATGAACAGTTGTTTGGAAAGCGATTTAGTTGATTTATTCTCTACTGCTGGTGTAGGTGTTAAGTACGCTACTAACTCAACCCTAACAAGATCTGTAGGCCAGTATCAAGCAGCAATAAATAACACCTATGACGAAATTGATTTTTCTAGCAGAGAAGAAGCACGAGACTTCAACAAACTTGTAAACACAATTTTCTTTGAGCGACCAGATCCAGATAATGAAAATATCAAAGGTCTAGTAAATCTAAAAACAAATATTGAATTACAGACTCGTTCTAGTGTTGCATTAGGTGATAGAACTGTATCATACGCAGAATTGAATTCGGCAAGTATCCCTTCCGGAGGCGGCAACATTAGCAGCTTAACACAAAGCGTTGATGTATACGATACGTATCAAATTGATTATAGTATTACTGAAGCAAGCTCTGTGATAGTTACGGGTGAAAACTATCAGCGGATTGGTACAATGTTTGTTTCGGGTAGAACTGAATTTAATGGCGGAAGCGGTGCAGTGCTATTCCAAGATGTGGCTAGTGAAATGATTGATACAGGTCTTTCCGGCAATGTAACATTTACTGCATCACTAGTTGGAACCAATATCATTTTTAATGTAACCAATTCAGTGGGTCGCGAATTAGCAATGAAATATATTGTTAAACGTTGGAGTTCATTATAATTAGGAAATAATATGTTCACAAAGACACAGAGTAACTCTGAGCGATTGGCAGCTTGGAGAAAGTTCCGCCAAGAATTTCCTGCTAACGGAACAGCAGATGATGTAATAGATGCGTTCTCCAAAATTAAAATTGACCGCCGAATACTTGATTACTATACCCCAGAAAATTGGCCCGATCCATTTGAGATTGTAAGTGAGGGACACTTTTGTCAATCTGGGTTAACATTGGTCATTGCTAGTACTCTGCTTAATCTTCAACTCATTAAACCCTCTGAATGCAGATTTGATGTGATAAGTAATCACATAACTGGAGCCGATGGTTTAGTGTTTGTTTATAACGAGCGTGTCTATAATTTCCTGCAGGATTCTATAGTTACCTTAGATTATTGCGAAAACAATTCTACTAAATTTTCCAGTCATATTATAGCTGTAGATAAACTTGGCTCTTGACAAGATAAGTACAATGCTATATAATACATAATATATACATTCTAGAAACAAAACTCATAATAACACGACAGGAAATATAGTAGATGTCCAAGCCTATTCTAATTGCAAAAAGAGACGGTAGTAAAGAAGAACTAAATCTTGACAAACTTCATAAAGTTGTATTTCATGCATGTGAAGGTATTACAGGCGTTAGCCCTAGCGAAGTCGAGATTAAAAGCCATATTCAATTTTATAACGGCATCACTAGCAGCGATATTCAGGAAACATTAATCAAGTCAGCTGCGGATCTTATCAGCGAGGAAACACCAAACTATCAGTATGTTGCTGGTAGACTAATTAACTATCATTTGCGTAAGCATGTATATGGTAGCTTTGATCCTCCGCACTTGTTGAAAATTATCAAAAACAATATCAATAAAGGCTTCTACGATAAAGAAATTCTAGAGTTTTATACAGAAGATGAAATCAGCCAGCTAAACGACTATATTAAGCATGAACGCGATAATATGCTTACTTATGCAGCTATGGAACAATTCCGTGGTAAGTATCTTGTACAAAATCGTTCAACAAATCAAATTTTTGAAACGCCGCAGATTGCTTACATAATGATTAGCGCAACACTGTTTAGCAAGTACCCCAAGGAAACACGTCTACAGTATGTCAAGGATTATTACGATGCTATTAGTACATTTGACATCAGCTTGCCTACTCCTGTTATGGCAGGTGTTCGTACTCCCCAGCGTCAGTTTAGTAGCTGTGTGCTAATTGAAAGCGGCGATAGCTTAGACAGTATTAACGCAACATCTAGTGCAGTAGTTAAGTATGTAAGCCAGAAGGCAGGCATTGGTATTGGAGCAGGCAGTATCCGTGCTATTGGATCGCCTATTCGTAGTGGAGATGCTACACATACAGGTGTCATTCCTTTCTACAAGCTATTCCAAGCAGCAGTAAAAAGCTGTAGTCAAGGCGGAGTCCGCGGCGGCGCAGCGACACTTTATTACCCCATCTGGCATTTAGAAATTGAAGATATGCTGGTGCTAAAGAACAACAAAGGCACAGAAGAAAACCGTGTTCGTCAAATGGACTACGGTGTGCAGTTTAATAAGTTGATGTATGAGAGATTGATCACCGGGGGTGACATTACACTGTTCTCGCCACATGACTTACCTGAGATGTACAATGCATTCTTTAACGACCAAGATAAATTCCGCGAGCTTTATGAAACAGCAGAGCGTAACACCCGACTACGCAAAAAGACTGTAAAAGCAATTGATTTATTCAGTGCATTCGTTCAAGAACGTAAAGACACTGGTCGTATCTATCTAATGAACGTTGACCACGCTAATACACATGGTGCTTTCAAGGAAGATATCGCTCCTATCAAGCAGAGCAATCTTTGCTGTGAAATCAACTTACCCACTAAGCCACTTAATGACATTAAGGATACTGAAGGTGAAATCAGTCTTTGCACACTAAGCGCAATCAATTGGGGCAACATTAAGAATCCATCAGATTTTGAAAAAACATGTGAGCTAGCAGTACGTGCGCTAGATGAGTTACTTGATTATCAAAGCTATCCTGTTCTTGCCGCTGAACTAAGCACAATGAATCGTCGTCCTTTAGGTATAGGTATTATCAACTTTGCTTATTGGCTAGCTAAGAACGATACTAACTATCAGAATCCTAATCTAGAACTTGTAGACGAGTGGGCAGAAGCATGGAGTTACTATCTAATTAAAGCCAGTGTTAAGCTGGCACAAGAAAAGGCTGCATGCCTTAAGAGCAGTGAAACTAAGTATGCTGCGGGCATCACCCCAAATATGACTTATAAAAAAGAAGTCGACGAGTTAGTAAAGCATCGAGAGCGTATGGACTGGAAAACTCTACGCAAGGATCTAAAGCAATATGGTGTGCGTAACAGCACACTGATGGCACTTATGCCTGCAGAAACTTCTGCACAGATCAGCAACAGCACTAATGGCATTGAGCCACCACGCAGTTACGTTAGCATCAAAGGCAGCAAGCACGGGCAACTTAAGCAAGTAGTACCTGGTTATCCTCGCCTTAAGAACAAGTACGATCTATTGTGGAATCAAAAGAGCCCGGAAGGCTATTTGAAGATTTGTGCAGTGCTTCAGAAGTATATTGACCAAGGCATTAGTGTAAACACAAGTTACAATCCTCAACATTATGAGGATGAAAAGATTCCGATGAGTCTACTACTACAGCATATTGTAATGTTTTATAAATATGGCGGCAAGCAGCTATATTACAATAACACCTTTGACGGACAAGGTGAAATGGATATTGAACAAGCCTCTACGCCTTTAGCAGACGATGCTGTTATTCAAGAAGACGACTGCGACAGTTGTAAAATTTAATTAAAAAGTTAGGAATAAATTATGGCTACTTCTGTTTATAATTCTAAAAGTACAAAAGATCACACTCAGTCCAAGATGTTCCTAGATGCTGACGGCGGCGTTACTATGCAGCGGTATGACGTTTTAAAGTATCGTCAGTTTGATAAAATTACTGAAAAGCAGTTAGGTTTCTTTTGGAGGCCAGAAGAAGTTGATATTATTCGTGATGCTAAGGATTTTAAGGATCTTACCGAACACGAACAACATATCTTTACTAGTAATCTAAAGCGCCAAATTTTACTTGATAGTGTACAAGGACGTAGTCCTAACCTAGCGTTCTTACCTATTGTTGGTATTCCTGAGCTAGAAACATGGATCGAAACTTGGGCATTTAGTGAGACTATTCACAGTCGCAGTTATACACATATTATTCGTAACATTTACTCGGACCCAAGTAAGGTGTTTGATGAAATGAGCTCAATGACAGAAATTGTAAGTTGCGCTGATACTATCAGTAAAAACTATGATAAACTTATTGAAATGAATAGCTGGTACAACCTCCTAGGAGAAGGCACACATACTGTCAACGGTAAGAAGGTAGTTGTTGACTTATATGAGCTCAAAAAGCAGCTATGGCTATGTTTAATGAGTGTTAATATCTTAGAAGGTGTGCGCTTTTATGTAAGTTTTGCTTGTAGTTGGGCGTTCGCTGAACTAAAGAAGATGGAAGGCAACGCTAAGATTATTAAGCTAATTGCCCGCGATGAAAATGTTCACCTAGCCAGTACACAACAGATGCTGAAGTTATTGCCTCAAGACGACAAAGACTTTGAAAAGATTGCTGCTGAGTGTGAAGGACATGCGCTGGAAATGTTTATGGAAGCCGTGCGCCAAGAAAAGGATTGGGCCGAATATCTGTTCAAAGATGGCAGTATGATTGGCCTCAATGCTGAACTACTCAAGCAGTATGTCGAATGGATTGCTGCAAAGCGTATGCGCTCAGTAGGATTAACTGTGCCATATGCTACTAGCGCAAGTAATCCCCTACCGTGGACACAAAAATGGATCAGCGGTGGCGAAGTACAAGTAGCACCGCAGGAAACAGAAATTACAAGCTATGTTATCGGCGGTACAAAACAAGACGTAGATCAGGATACATTTAAAGGATTAAGTTTATAATGCTTACACTATACTCAAAGAACAATTGCGGCTATTGCTTACAAGCAAAGGCTCTATTAAAAAACAATGATATTCCGTTTGAGGAAGTAAACATAGATACAGATGACGTTGCTCGAGAGTTTGTCATCAACGAAGGTCATAGAACTATGCCTCAGATTTATCGAGAAGGCAAGCTATTTGTTGAAGGCGGATCCGCGGGACTTAACGAATTAGGTGTAGATACTATTAAAACTAAACTTGGGCTTACTAGTCTAGGTTCACTATAACCACAGGAAAACACATATGTTGTATAATATAACAGAATTACTCGGCGAAGTGGTTACACTTAAAACCACTAAAGGCGATGAGATTATCGCTACATTGATTGGCTTCGACAAAGAAACTGATACTATGACGTTAGAATATCCTAAGGTAGTTGTCGTAGCAGGCGACACGGTAGCACTTGCACCTTTTGCATTAACAGCTCGAGCTGATACGATTATCACAGAGGGTAAACAGTTTTTGGCGGTAATGGAGACTTTGGCTAGTACTGTCGCAGACTACAATGACTTGATCACTGAGCAGAAGGCATTAGAAGCAGCCTCTGACGACGGATAAATATTATTATGCCGGCATTAGGATTAGTAAAAGGTAGTTTAGTAAAAACTGGGTTAATCACGGGCCCGGGCGCTGTTAAACCGTTAGTTCAAGCTGAGTTTAAGACTGTTAGTATTATAAATGACACAGTAGCTTCCCATGGTGAGGCTCCACACGCTGCAACTACTATCACTTCCGGAAGCAGTTCTGTATACGCTAATGGACAACCAGTTACTGTAGCAACCGTAAGCACTGCATTTTGCCAAGATCGAGTTGATACCGGTGCAAAATCGGTATTTGTAGGTCCATAAGGTTTTGTTGTGGTTCAACTGATATCAGTTAAAGGCCCCCACGCAAGACAACCTCATAGCCCAATCCGTGTACAATGGAACATGGGCAATCAATGCAACTTTACATGTGAATATTGTCCTCCCGTTTTACATGACGGAACAAAACCATGGTTGCCTTTAGAATCATATATAACTGCGGTTGACCGTATATGCAGTCATTACGCTGATATAGGTAAAAGTGTACACTTTGAACTTATTGGTGGCGAAGTAACAGTCATGGCTGGCTTCGAAGATATTATACGCAAAATTAATGAATATGGGTGTAGTAGTGTAGCATTTACTAATGCTAGTCGCACTGTTAACTGGTGGAGTAAAGCAAAGCACTATGTAAATGGTGTTGTTATCACATGGCACCCACAAAGCATGGATAAGCAACATCTTATCAATGTGATTAACGAAATCAAAGACTATGTTAACATAGACATTAATATTGCAGGCATTGGCGATAGAATCAACGAGCTAGGCAACGATGTTGAAGAAATACGTGAACTGTTCAAAGACTGTGAACGCAACAACTACAATAATGTAAGCATATGCGTTAAGACTATGTATAAGAAGTTGTTGGGCCGCGGCAGTAAACAAGAAACATATTGGCCTTATACAGAAGCAGATCTAGAAATTATTAAACGTCCAGGTATCAAACCTTTGCCAATGCCTCCACCTGACCCTAACCAACCTGCGTTCGAACCTGATCCCCGAGACTGGATGACTGAATTCTTATATGACGATGGCACTGCAAAGTATGTACAAAGTCATCAGATTATCAATGAGGGATTAAACAGTTTTAAAGGTATGCAATGCTATTTAGGATTTGAAAGTCTAAACATTGATGCTAGTGGGGATATATACAGTAGTTGGTGCGGTGCAAAACACTTCGGCAACATTGCTACATTACAAAGCTGGGCGCTGCCTGAAAGCCTAACAGAATGCCCTAACGAATATTGTAACAATATCTCAGACATTGCTATTAGCAAAGTTTGCTAATATATCGCTATATTGATTCTTACTCAAACTATTAAACTCTAACATTTTACTTATATTTGTAAGAGCTGAACAAAGATGCGTGTATTCGGGTTTGATTTTATTAAGGTGCTTTATTTTACTGAAGGAAAAATTCCAATCAGTACATAGTGCATTTGAAAAAATTTGCAGTAATTCATAGCTAGGAAACACATGTCCGGTTGCACTTATACTAATACTGTCGGCAGCTACACTGCTATCTATTTTATAAAATTTTCCAAATTTTAATATAGAATCTCCTGTTACCGGTTTTATGAACTGAATTAGACTATTGTATCCGTTCACAGTTTGATGAAGATTAGGCCACTTAACAGATGTTGTGTTCTCGTAGCACGAATAAACATCGTATAACCAACAACCATCATAATCCACGATAGGGGAAAACCCATCCGGATGCAACGCTGTACCTGGTTTTAATTTTAGTTCTAGGGACAGTTCTTTACATAGGGTGTCTAATTGCGGAATTTGATGCACATTATGTTCAAAAATATAAAATTCCACACAAACAGTACAATTTAATTTTTTTAAGTTGCTCAGAATCTGATTCCAATTAGAATTTAAAACTACTTTATCAGCTAACTCATATATACCGTAGCAAGGAAAAACAATGTATGCTTGTTTGCTGTTTAGTGCTTCGATTAAGGTATCATTATTGAAATTTAAATAACTATTAAAAACCAGTTTACCTTGATCTAAGTAGTTTACAATCTCTATTATATCTGTGTGCTCACTAGGATCTCCAAATACAGAGATGAAGTTAACAGTATCAGATGATAGTGATATTACTTGTTTAACAGTTTCTACGGCTAATTCAGTATTGGGATAATCTCTACGACCAAAGCGATGCTGTACCCATTGTGCTTGCGGCCCTAGTGTATTGTATACTGCGTTCTTAGTTGTTAAGTCTATATTAATCATAAAAAAACCGTGCTAGTATTTAACACGGTTTTTCATTATTATATTTAAAATTGAATTAGAACTTTGTGATGGAAAACGGCGCAACTTGATAACTAACAACTTCGTCATACGAATTTGTATCTTCGTCATAGTAATACTGTGTAGCACCCTCGAGTTCACTAACTGATGTATTATATAAACCAATTGAATATTCCTCAACGACTGTTTTATCACTAACAGTACCCTTAATACCAAATAAGTACACACCTGGTGCTAGTGATGGGTCAATAGTTTCGGTATTAACAGTCAAAATTCCTGTTGATAAATCTAATGACGCCCATTGAGGCAAGGGCGCAAAGTTGAGAATGCCAAAATCTGTGCCATCAACAAGATTTAGCTCTAAATCCTTTGTTGTGGTCTGGCCTAACTGTGCATTTAAAATTCTACCAGATGGTAAGTTTCCTAAGGTAATTTGGTTTGCTAAAGATACTGTTAACACTGAACGGTTAACATTTGCTGTAGAAATCGCCGAGTCTGCATCAAAAGTGATCGCACTTGCGCCTTTCAAATGACCTTCTTGTAGAATAATATCTTTTAACTCCGACGAAGTTTTTCCAGGAAGTTTAGTCGCCCATTGTACAGCAGCACCAGCAACTAATCCTGCAGAAATACTTGTACCTGAAATCACTCCGTATGCATCAGTAGCTGTTTTTGCTGCACATGATACGTTGACTCCTAGTGCAAAGATATCCAACGCCGCGCCGTAGTTATTATTATATGGTGTAGTAGGGTCAGTCCAGGGAACGTTTGTGAACGATGTCACTGCGTAGTCTTGATTGTATGAACCAACGGTGAGTACTACGTTGACGCCCGCGGGAGATACAGTGTTAACATCTACTCCGTCATTACCAGCAGCAGCTACTACAATCAAATTACTAGAGTTCATCTCTGTAATTTTGTTATCCAAAAAGTTATTTTGTGGGGTGACCCATGGTAAGCACACTACTTTAACCTGAGATGGATTCGAACCTAAGTGATGAGCTAACACTTCATCTAGCGCATCAACGATTTCCCCAATCGTAATATTACCAGTACCTGTATCAAACAGTTTAACATTATGTAAGGTAGCATCTTTAGAGACGCCCTGAGTGTTGCCAACAATGACACTTGCTACCGCAGTACCGTGTCCTGCATTATCAGAGAAGTCAGAACCAAAATTACTGTACAAGTTGTTAATAGTTCTTCCTACAAACTGCTCGTGTTCAGCATAAAGACCCGTATCAACCAAGTAAACATGACCGCCTGCACCTGCATTTTGTGGAGTGTATCCTAAAGGTGCTTCACCAATAACACTAGATGCAGCCAAGTTAGTTAAGTGATTCTGATTTAATTCTTGTACTGAAACAGTTGTGGGGGTATTTTTCTCAATTGATTCTGTTACCCCGCTGATAGCAGCTAGCTGCTCAACAGTTGACTCAATTTCAAAAGTTAATGAAAATGCATATGACTTTATTACAGCAGCACCAGATGCAGTAATAGCTGCTTGTGCAGCAACATTATCTGCATGTACTCCTGAGTCAAGTGTAATTAAATATCTAGCCATTTGTGCTCCATAATATGGTTGGGTTACCAGTAAATTTATATAAGTATTTATCATACTTAGGAGGTTAGTGTGAATTTACTGGATCCAGCAGAGTTTTATCAAGGTTTTAATATTAACTATAACACTAGAACAATTAAGGCTCTAGCTAACACTGATACAGCGCACAATACATTGCTTCCTTTATGGGCTGAAAAATTTAAAAACTTTACGGCAGTAAACATGTGTCTAAGTGGTGGGATCGACAGTCAATTCGTACTGTCAATGCTTAATAAATTAGAAAAAGATATCACTGTATACATTTTTTCTTTTGTGTGGGAGGACTGCGTATTTAATGCTCCCGATGTTCTTCATGCTATTCGTTACTGTGAGAGATACGGTTATGAGTATACAAACATAGAAATTAATTATAAAGAGATGTTAGATGGTAGTGATTTTTTAAACTATTGTCGTAAGTACAAAGCTAGGAGTCCGCAAATAAGCCTTCAACTAAAAATGCTTGATTATATAGATAGCAGTAATCCTACTTTTTTAGGCGGCGACATTCCTATGTTAGATTATGATTTTGATAATCAAACAGCTAGTATGCAAGGCATGAAATATCAACCATTTATAACTTATGCATTCTTAAATTACGCACAACAAAACAATCGAATTATAATAAAAGAAATGTTTAGAATGACCCCAGAAAGTCATGCTATAGCATATAACGAATTACTAAAGACTGTGAAAAAACATAAGATTGTGATTCCTTCTAGCGGAAGTGGCGCAGGCCAAACACAGCCATTGCGCTTATTATTCTATCGCGATTTGGGCGCAGATATACTTCCGCCGCTACTAAAAAATACTGGGTTTGAAATATTAAAAATGCACTTAGCAAAAAAGACAGGTGTATATAATCAGTATGACATAACTTATCGATACCCGATAGAAGAATTTCTTCAAAGTGAAGATTTGCACAGACCGTTTAACATAATCGTTCCTAAATGTTTAACTGAAATAAAACAAGCATTTGAGGATTTTTGTAAAACAACACCTGATATAAAACCAATAGAACTGTATAACTTCATACTTTAATAAATACTACTGTGTCCTAGGACCGTAAAAGCGGCAGGGCGTCAACAGCGGGAACTGCTGGGTAACAAATGATTCGCTACCATTTGTGCCATAGTGCCACTCATAATTAAGTACATAGATATTCCATTATGTAAAACAGATAAATATTGTATAAGATAATTATGGGAGTAATTAAAACATGTCTAATAAGACTCCGTATGAGATAAGATTGGATCTGGTTAAAGAAGCCAGAGAAATCTTGCAGGGTAAGGCAAAGAATCATGAAGATATGCCCAGTACCGAAGATGTTATTGCTGAAGCAGAAAAGCTTAATGATTTTGTAAGCAAAAAACCTAACGACAAATAATTTTAGTATATTTCGTTTAAATAGGCACATTACCGTGCCTATTTTTTTGTCTGTAAAATTTTCATATCATAAATATTCACAAGCCCTTATAGCTCAGTTGGTAGAGCAGTTGATTTGTAATCATCAGGTCCGCGGTTCGAGTCCGTGTGAGGGCACCATACCAAATAAAACATAAGTCGAGAAATGGCGTTGATAGAGCATATCATAGACAATAAAAAAGTACACATACACGACAATGTACTATCAGCAAGACTTATAGAAAAGTGGATTAATTTCTACGAAAACGACGCTTCTTTTACCCTTGCTAGTGTGGAACATTCTGGTGTTATTGGTTCATCTGTATTTTTTTACATGCCGCTAGATTTGAAAGATCGAATTGAAACATTTGAAATTGATACTTGGTTGCTTCCGTATATGCAGCAATTCGATCCAGAATTCACATTTTCACACCTTCATAGGTCCTACCTTAATATTTTAACTAACGGCGATCAAAATACAGGACATGTTGATTCTACAAATCAGTATCTTGTATGCTTACTTTTTATGAATCCTTATGTTGAGAATGGCAGCGACAGCGGATTCTACATAGAGGATTTACATATTGAAAATAAATTTAATAGGATGATTGTATTTGATGGAAGACTATTTCATAAAGCGCAAATACCATCTGATGATTTTGTTAGATTGACATTATATTTTGGTTTCAACTTTAACAAAACCCGTTCATCTCTTCAAAAAGAAATGTATCATCATGGTATTAAGAAAAATCGATGGTTTAAATCAATAAAACAAGTTTAAACTTATTTGATCATATAAGTAAAATTTATAAACACACAGGAATGTTAGAAAATTATGTCAAACAGAAATCAACGTAGAACAGCTAATAAGTCTGAAAAGAAACAAGCTGCACCCGGAAATCCCGTAAAAGACAACTCAGTACCAACAGATGACGTAATGTATCGTTTGTTAGATGCTAAAATTGAAATCCCCGTAGGACTACTTAGACAAAAGCACATCTTTATTGCTACACCCTGTTACGGTGGACAAATTGGCGAACCGTATTTTCGTAGTATGATGCGTCTAGCTATTCTTTGCAATAAGTTTGATATCAAATACACTATTAGCACACTGGCTAACGAAAGTCTTATTACTCGAGGCCGTAACACATTGGTTAGTTTCTTTATGGAGAACAAGGATGCTACGCACTTGTTCTTTATCGATGCTGACATTGAATTCAACCCAGAGGACTTACTACGCCAAGTAGCCTATGACAAGCCCGTTGTTGTTGGTGCATATCCAAAGAAGGCTATTAACTGGGACAGTATCATTAGTGCTGCTCGCAATCCAGACCTAGATGAAAATGCACAAAGCATTGAAGGTCATAGTTCTAACTATGTTGTAAACTTTGACTTCCTCAAGGACGAGAACGGCAATCGCACACCACAGGTACAAATTGTTGATAACCTAGTAAGACTTAAGGATGCAGGAACAGGTTTCATGTGCATCAAGAAAGAAGTTATTCAGCAGATGATGGACGCCCACCCAGAACTCAAATATGTTAATGACATCAACGTTGATCAAAAGTTTGAGCCATTTATGTATGCACTATTTGACACAATGATTGACCCTGAAAGCAGACGCTATCTTAGCGAAGACTACATGTTCTGTCGCTTGTGGCAGAACATGGGCGGTGATGTATATCTGGATCCTCGCACAGCACTTAACCACGTAGGTCATTACACCTTCCGTGGAAACATTCGCAAGCTATTTACTGGCGAAAACAAGCATAACAGGAAGCAAAACGTATAATGAGTAAATCAATTATTTCAGTATTATTGCCCACCAGAGGGCGTAGAGAAGTTTTAAAGAGCAGTTTAGAAAGCTTAATCTCTAAAGCAACGGATCCTGAAAACGTAGAACTACTGTTGGGTATCGATGACGATGACGAAGGCGCCCGCGAATACATTGAGCAAGAAATTGCACCAATGTTACGAGAATATAGAGTGGAGTGTAGAGCAAACATCTTTAAGCCACTAGGTTACGAAAATCTACATGTTTATGTGAACACACTTGCAGGCAATGCTAGCGGTGACTGGTTATTCTTTTGGAACGACGACGGTATAATGGTTACTGATGGTTGGGACGATGTTATTCGCAGCTACACAGGGCAGTTTAAATTACTAGCACCTCGTGACAATCATGACGGTCATCCCTATGCTATTTTTCCTATCGTACCACGCGATTGGTTTACATTAGTTGATCACCTCAGTCAGAACGCACAAAACGATGCATGGTTAAGTCACATTGCATACATGTTGGATATATTTGAGCGTATTGATGTTGAGTTTATTCATGACCGGGCTGACATTACTGGCAACAACGACGATCCCACATTCCAAAACCGTAAGTACATGGAAGGTAATCCTAGCGATCCTAAAGACTTTGGCCATCCAGGTATGCAACAAGCTCGTGTAGCAACTGCGTACAAGATTGCGTGGTTCTTAAATAGAATTGGGCAGCACAGTGATTGGTGGGATGGTGTTGTAGCCGGAACTCAAGACCCGTTTGAAAAAATGAAATGGGTAGACGGGGTTAAAGGCGCCGGCCAGCTAAACGCAGTTGAAAAAAATCGTATCTCAGACGAAGAAACAATTACGCTTTAATTACTAACGTGTTCAACCGACTGCAATCTTTTGGGTGTAGTTTTACTTACGGCCAAGGTTTATCAGACTGTTTTCATATTGAAAACAGTATAGATCCTAGCAAAGATAACTACACCCCCCCAAGCAAGTTTGCGTGGCCGGCCCAGCTGGCAGAAAACCTATCTATACAGCATACTAATAATTCGCAGCCAGGTTCTAGTAACAAATACATATTGTACAAAATTCTAGAAGCAGATATCGAGTCATCTGATATTGTTGCAATAATGTGGACCAGCTTCATACGACATTCAGTTATTATTGATAAACAAAATCATATGATTACACCTTGGCGTAAGGATGATAGTGCTACATTAAGTTATTATTCCTTTTTGTACAACGCACACGACTCTGAAATTACTAATGTACAATATATAAACTATGCTAATCTTTATTTAAAATCCAAAGGTTGTAAGGTTCTAAACTTTTGTTTTTTTAACAACATGGAAAAGAGCTCTATGCAATCTAGACTGGATAACTATAGTTGGAATAATGTTTTTATAGATATAGTCTTCGATGATTTTATAAAGCACGGTCTGTCCAAAGACAATTCCCATCCATCGGAAAGTGCCCACAAAGCATTTTCTACCCGATCATCTAAATACATTAAAAACAGCTTGACAAATATTGCAGATATGTTATAGTAATACTATGACAACACATGCAATGATCGATATCGAAACACTGGGTACTGACCCCGACTGCGTAGTACTCAGTGTTGGTGCTGTTAAGTTTAATCCTTTTACACTTAACGAACCACACTCTAAAACACTTTGGCGACCCAGCGCAGACGAACAGTTAAACGCTGACCGCAGTGTTGATCAAGGCACAATCGAGTGGTGGGGCAAGCAAGCAGCACATATTCAAGAAGAAGCGTTTAGCGATTTTGGGCGTATTGACCTAGACATGTTCTTTAAAGATCTAAATCGCTATCTAGTTGGTGTAGATAAAATTTGGTGTCAAGGTCCGCAATTTGACATGGTTATTTTAGAAGATCTATATCGACAATTTAATCATCACAAGGGTTGGGCATACTGGCAGATCAGTGATTGCCGCACAATCTTTAATATGATGCCTGTGGATCCTCGCAAAGCAATTCAGCAAAACTTACATAGTGCAGATGAAGACTCATACTGGCAGGCAGTATGTGTGCAACGAACCTTTCAACATTTTGGAGTACAACCACGATGAATGATGATGAAGATAATATGTCTATTATCCTCGGCCACGGCACGGCAGCAAGTGATACAATTATTATGAGCTGTGATGAAGAAACCGACGTAACTCTACCACCACCTACGTTTACTATCAGAAATGCTACTCCGTACAAGCCTAATCCTTTTGATGATATTTTCGGAAGGTCTTCTACTGAAACTAAAGAATCTGTAGTACACGACCTAGATTTTGATCCACTAGCATCTATTATTGAGCTTAAGGCAGGCGGGCAGTTTCCTGCTATTGAGTTAATCCAACGTCATGTACCAAATAAGGAAACTGTTGAGCTAGCACAGACTATCCGTGAATATTTTCTCGATAAAGTAATTACACAGAAACTAAGCGGGCAGTTCCGAGACAGTGACTTTAAGCGTGATATGGTAAAGGCGCTAAAACTTAGTGCTAAGTGTGTTCTCGAAGAGCCGCATATTAGACTGTTATACCGTATGGATGACTTCTATAAAGAAGATACATTTAAAGAACGTATTGCAGCAGAGCATACTACCCTGCCAAGCGGTATTGATTTAGAACTTAACCGTACACCGGTTACCTACATTGGCAGCATTGATATTTTCCGCAGAGGTAGTAAGACCAAGGAGTTTTACTTTAAAACCGACACTAACCATGTTGTGGTCCTTAAATCTATGCGTAGCGATTGGCTGCTGCCTGTAACTGCTGTGTTTGACCATGTTAAGCAACTATGGCTAAGTGCTGATGCTCGTCCTGTTAAAATTCGCGAACATGAGTTTGTAATAGCAGAACTTGGTCCTAAATATACTGTAGACAACTTCGTATTTTAATATGTACACATTAGATCAAGCTAACGAATTTCAAAAAGATTTTGAATACATTATTAACAGTGAACGTCGAATAGGTATGGAAACTGGTCGAGAATTCGTAACACTGTTTTTCAACCACGGCGGAGTGGTGCGTGAATATTATCGCGATAAGCGAGCTGAAGCAACAATGCCTAAAGATAAAACGTACCTAGCACTAAAAGCTAAATACTTTTCCGCAAACAATTTATCAATTTTTTATCCTAACGAATTCAAAAAACATCTTGACAACGACGAAGAAGTTTAGTATAGTATATAAGTTAGCTAGGAGTTAGCGAAAAAGTTTTTATCTGCCCGTAGCTCAGCTGGATAGAGCAACGGACTTCTAATCCGTAGGTCGTAGGTTCGAATCCTACCGGGCAGGCCAGACAACCGAGGGAAAGTAGAGGGCAAGGACTAGACGGCGCTAGAGATGTGTTGAAAACCTCGAAAGAGGTGGTGTCGTGAGGTGCAGTATCGGTGATGCAGATACAGCTCGATATAACGAGTGCGGGGTCTAGTTCAATTAATTGAGTAGAATGTATAGTTTAGTAT